AATCAAAAACATTCTTCTCAGTGGTAAAATCCCGAACATTGACGGACTTGACCTCAATCATTTTACCGACGAAGAGATGATGAACAAGCCCGAAGAGGATTTGGACGACCACGAGGCATTCTACCGTCATGCACGAGAAAACGGGTATCATCAAGCCATGAATCATTTCGCACAGCGAACTGACATAAAAGCATGGGGTGGACATCTTTCTCACGCCATTCCACGAGCCATGGGTATGAAACTCAATCCTCAAATGTTCAAGGATTCTTTGAAAGCCGCTGGTATCGGTTCCATCAAAGGTGATATTCATGGAGCGAAGGTTTTTGGTAGCCAAACAAAGGCTCGTAAAACAAACGACACCAAGAATCACCTTGATACCATCGTCCACTTTGACCCTCGTGTACTTGAGGAAGAGGAGGGAGTGTTCACACCCGACTTTGAAATCCCCGAAACAGCAGGCATGTCGCAGTTCCCACTGGGCATTCCCTCGCCCGCACACGCAGGGTTGACAGACAACTTTGACAGTGGTGCATGGCATCATGGGTACGAAAAAACACCTACGCTTGGGGCTGAGTTTGGTGATGATGGTACAATTCACATCGGTTCAAATGTGGGCACAGGGCTATACCATTCTGTACCGCAAGACTTGGCCGCTATGATTCACGGAAAAGAAGTGGCACAGCAAGTGTATGCAAATGCTCCTCCGCCTCAGTACCCCGACAATCCTCATCAAAGTATGAACATGGAAACAGCAGAAACAGCGAGCACTATTCCAACAACGATTGCGGCGAGTGAAATGACTGAACTCATTACCTCACTACTTGACCCGGATGTGTTGCTAAGTAAGAGTGACGATGCAAAATGGAGTCCTGCTGTTCGGCCCATGCACCGCATTTTTGATTTGGCTGACCTTGAACACCTTCGTGGTTTCAGCGGCTCGTGGGTTGTAAGTAAATGGTATGATGGAAAGCGAATCATCATTGTACGCAGTGATGACGAGATTACAGCGTATGATGAGAATGGTCGTAAGAAAGGACTACGCAAAGCCACCAAAGAAGCCCTTGAAAAGATGAACGACAAAAACTACACGCTGGATGCTATTCTTGGTGAAGAGGAGTTGAACATCATTGACATCATCAATTACGACGATACCAATGTGGGTGAAATGCAGTTGTTTGAACGATTGAAAATCCTTCGCTCACAATTTGACAGTCAAGAGCCTGTGATTGTACCCGGCCCTCACGATACCCGTATGACTGATGATGAAGGACTGGCTGACGCTGTGAAGAACCTCAAAGACGACCACGACAACATTCTGTTGAGAGACAACAAATCCACCTACATGCGTGGAGAGCGACGACATCCAAAGTGGATTGTGTACCGTGATAGCCGAGACTTCAACTTCATCATCCTTGACCGTCGTGGCAAAGGCCCGTACACCTATCAGTTGGGTGCTGGCCCAATCCTTGAGATTGAGGGGCTTGGAAACAGGGCTGTAGAGCACGATGGTGAACACTACATGGATGTGGGTACAGCACACAATCAGCGTATGGTGTTCAAGGTTGGCGACATTGTTCGTGCATCTATCACGGGCATATCCAAGAAAAACCGCAAGAACAGACCTGTTTACAATGTGCAGGTCAAGGAGTTAGAAGGAGAGGGTGAGGGAGAGGGTGCCGCCAGCACCGAATCTCTTGACCTCATGACCAAAGCATTCGCACCAATTCTTGTGCCTCACGATATTCAAATCTCGGACTCACAGATTCAAATCGTGTTGAAGGGAGTTGACACAGTAGTGTACAACATGGAAGAAGTAGGCGATGTGTGGTGTGTGCATTCACCAAAAAGCACGATGGGTGATTTAACCAAAACCGATTACCCCGTAGTGCTGGCTGAAAGTCTCATGCCGTTTTGGTCGTCGGTTGCACCGCTGATGGTAAAAGGAATACTCAGTAAACAAACTGAAAGTGATGTTATGCCGAAACCTCCTTCAAAAAAACGCACTGAAAACCAAAGTGCAGGTGTTCTTGAAGAAGATGATGACAACCGCCTTCTCAAACCCAATCAAACAAAGAAAGCATTGGAAATTATTGTGCGAGCCTTGGATAAAATCAGTAAAGAGCGCATGACTTGGACTGGGCCAAAAGGACTGGGTATTGATGTCGGTACGCCGCAAGAATCACCTCGTGGCCCAACCCAACTCCGTCATGAGTCCACCTTACCGGATTTTGACGGTGAAAAGAAAATTACTGATGAAAAGAAAGAGAAGAAAAACGAGCGACTGAACCACATTCAAGTAGAAACTGATGAGGGTGAAAGACTCTCTATAGACTACGACAATGACCAACCGTTGGTGTCTCGGACTTGACGAACCATTCTTATACCATAACAGGGAGTCGGAAGTTCAATGCTGAGCATTCAACGACCTACTGACGGTATCACTCTTCTTAAGAGTGGTAACGATTTGGTTGTTGCTGGCTACGCATCAGTTGAACTTGTTGACAAGCAAGGCGACCTTATTACTCGTTCCGCCCTAAAGGATGCCTTTGACGGCTTCATGAAGGGCGAAAAGTACCGCAATGTGCAATTGGCTCACTCCAACATTCAAGTTGGCGAAGTCATTGATTCGTACATTGATTCCAACGGACGCATGTGGAAATCCGAAACGGATGACACCGGGCTGTTCGTTGTTGTTAAACTCCGCAACGACATAGAGAAGGCTCGTGAAGTAGCCGCTGAAATCCGCAAGGGCAACCTTCGTGGATTCTCCATTGGAGGACAAGCATTCAAGCGAGTGCGAAAGTCCGACATGGAAAAAGGCGACTACCAAGAGATTTCAAAAATGGAGTTGCATGAGGTAACGATTTGTGAAAAGGGTATCAACCCCGAAGCACAATTCCGAATTTTAAAGGAGGACAACACTATGACAAACGAAAACAGTGATTTGACAGAAATTATGTCACGACTTGAAAGCCGATTGGATGCCATGGAAAAGGGAGAACTGCCTCCTCAACTTCGTGAGCACATGAAAGGCAAGAAAGGCGGCGATGAAGAAAAGAAACCCGAAAAAGAAGAAGGTGACGAAATGAAAGACGAAAAAGACGACGACAAGATGTACATGGACAAAGGAGAATACTCCGATGTTATTTCCTCCGAATACCTTTCTTGGATGGAAAACACCCTCAAGTCTGCTGGTGTTGACACCTTCGCCGCACGAAACCACTTTGACGCTCTTGAAAAGGCTCAACTTGGTGGTTTTGACAACCCCGACGCTGTTGACGGTGCTGACTACTTTGCTGGTCAAGTTCGTGGCCGAGGACAAGAGAACGGTTCCCCTTCTACTGGTGCAATCAACGCTATCACTGCCTCCGGTGGCAAGACCCCCGCTGGCGCAATGGGGCCAGCCTCATTGTCCAAGGGTTACCTTAACTCCGAAAATGTGAGTGAGGCTGACCTTGAAGCCGCTTACGAAGTGTACAAAGCCGCCGCTTTGGAACAACACTTCCGAAACGACCTTGAAGGCAACTTCGCTTCTCGCTTCAACAACGAGATGGAAATTGCAAAATCACAGGCTGAAAAAGCCGCCTTTGACGCACGAGCACCACTTACTGAAATCGTGAAGTCCATTGAGGCTCTTTCCGAGCGCATTGACAACATCGGTGCAGGAGCAGGTACGACCATTCAAAAGTCGGCTTCCACCATTGACATTCCCTCAACGCAAGACATGGCGAACATGGGGTGGGACGAAGTTCACGCCCTTGCACATCGCACCCTGCGTGGGGAATGAACACACAAATAAATGAGGTGAAATGATATGGCAAGAGACTACATCCGAAACATTACTGACATGGAACGATACTACTACGGCGCAGGCAACGCAATGGGATACTCCTACTCCGGTAGCGAGTTGCTCAAGGCTGACGCTCCAATGCTGTCCACCACGGCTGGTACTTACCAAGCCATCTACGGACGCAAGGTTTGGAGCCAGTTGAACCAAGAGTTCAACGCCTTCTCCATCCTCCCCAAGCGACCTTGGGAACGCAGTGGTTGGCGAGTCATCACCGAGCGTCCTTCCTTTACGGTTGGCGGCGGTGTTGCAGAAAACGCTACGCTCCCCGACACCACCAAGCCTACCTTCCAACACATTGCCGCAAAGCCAAAGACTGTTGTACACACCTTTGACATGAGCGAAACCGCAATGTTCCTGTCCGACAAGGACGATGGATTGGGCGACATTCGTGCAATCCTCAAGGAAGAGATGGGTAAGCACCACGCAGAACACATCAACAAGATGCTCACGACTGACAAGGCCACTGTTGCAGGGAACGACTTTGAATCCCTTGACCGTGTGACCGTTGGTGCATCTGCTGGTTCAACTGAAGATATGTACTCCATTGACCGCAGTGCAAACTCGTGGTCGCTCGCTGAGCACAATGAAAACAGTGGTTCCGACCGCAACTTGTCCCTTGACCAACTGGACGACCTGTTCCAGAAAATTTGGACTCGTGGTGGCAACCCCAAGGTTATCCTTACCGGATACGACACTTTGATGCGCCTACAACAACTCCTCCAAAGCCAACAGCGGTTTATGGAAGAGAAGCGTGTCACCCCTACCTACAACGGTGTGAAGGGTGTTCCCGGTATTGAAGCAGGTTTCATTGTGGCTACCTACAACGGTGTCCCAATCATCCCATCCAAGGACATTCAAACGGACACTTTGAGCCGTATGTACTTCCTTGACACGGATTACCTGTACTTCAGCACTGCAATTCCAACCCAATACTTTGAGAGCGGTATTGAAACTGGCGACCCATTCGCTATCAACCGCCTCGGACAAGAAGGAATGTATCGCACCATGGGAGAACTATGGACGACTTTCTTCGGTGGACACGGCTCAATCCGTGACCTCAAGTGAGGGTTGAAAACAAAAAACATGGATGTGTAAATTATGACGACAGAAACGAAGACACAAAAAGGCTTGACCATTTCATTTGACGATGGCGATTTCTCCACTGGAACTGTATCAGTTCTTTTGGACTTGGATATGCGAACTGGTACCCCTGTTGATGAAACGGGTTGGTTGGACGGTAACGCTGGTGGTTCATACCCCGGCACCCTTACTGGTTTCACCGCTCAAAACACTGACGGAAACGCAGTGGGTAGTATGCGAATGGTGACCATCGGGTTTACCTTGGCAGATGCCGCTGAGCAAGTGCTGGTTATTACCGCAGGTGCATCAAAGATTATCGGTGTGCTCGGTACTACTTTCGCAGTAGCCGACAAGACTCTATCTGCAACTTTCACCAACACTGGTGCCGCACCTGCCGCTAAGACTGGTGCCGCTCTTCCAGCAATTGTCCTTCACGGCGAGGCCGCCGGTGCTGGAACGGTGACCGTAGTGATGCTTAACTGAGTGTGATTGAATGCCCACAGTGACCTACACCGGCCCATTTTATGAGCGAAGGCGACGGGATACTCCCGCCCCTTGGCTCCGTAGTGAGGTCGTAGAGGTCACGCAAGACTGGCTGAATGAGTGGCGACACACGCTACCCGCTAAGCATTTCTCCATTGAAGGAGATGAAGGAGCCACCGTTGACGGTGGCAATGACGGCATCCCCGACAGCGGTTGGTCACGAAAGGACATCCTTAAGTGGTTGACCGACAACGGAGTTAGCAAGGGTAGCGGGTATCTTACGAAAACCGCCGCTCTTGCTCTTGTAAAAGGGCATTTGAATCCCACAGAATGAGGTGAAAAAATATGGCAATAACAATTGACCCACGAACATCAGTCTTTGGCGACCGCATGGTAGTCACTGGAACATACGAAGCCGCAGATGCGAGCATTGACCTAAGCAGTTTCCTTTCGGAAATTGACATGGCAGTTCTCACACCAATCGCTGGTAGTCCTATCAATGTAGAAGTTGGCACAGCGGCAGACGGTAGTGATGCAGAGGCCACGCTTTTCCGAGAGTTTGCTACCGTGGCGGCTGGTACAACAACCGTCACCATCAACAAGCCGGGTGGGACACACACTCCCGCTGTACCTGCCGCTGGTGGAAGTTTCATTGCAATTGGTCGTCGTGCTTGAGGTGATTCCTCGTGGCGGCATTGACCAAGATTGGCGTAAAAGTCTTTGGCCCGTTCTCCCCAAAGGAGTTCAGTGACCTTGGTACGCTTCAAACGGCAATCCAAACGGACATCCAAGCAATAGCAGACTCAAGTAGCACCAGTTCAGTGATTGACACTGAGGTGTTTCCTGTGTTGGGCAACTATTTCGTTATGGTGACCTATCAACTCGCATGATGTTGAGGGGTTAGCATGGGGTTTGATGTCCGAAACATAGACTTGAGCGACATTACCCGTGCTGGTAAGCAAGGTCGCAAGGCTGATTATCAGTACGGTAGTGAAGTGGTAACCAAACCACAGCATCCTCTTGAGGGAGTGACACAGTCTCAACGAAACCGTAATCAAGAAATAGGAGACATCCTTAACATTGGTTCGGGTACACGCTGTAAGCACTGCGGGTTTCTTCACTTTTTGTGGAGAGCCACCTGTGGGGCTTGCGACAAACCAATGGACTACAATATGGGCCACCGAGATGAAAAGAAGAGGCTGTAAACATGAAGGTACTTATCAAATCAATGCGACCGCACCGACAAAAGGTGTTGACTGAAGACGGACAAGAGATGCGCCTGCAACAATGGGCAAACAAAAAAACAGGTGCCACTCTTCGTAGTAAAAATGTGAGTGGCTTAAGGCCACATTATTCAACCGAACAATTCCAACAGGCTCGTAACGCTCTCATGCGTGAGGCTGTAGCCAATCCCGATGAGCATGGCCTCAAGTTCATGGGCGAGCGTATGCCCTTTGAGGGTCAAACCTTGGAAGAGTCGCTAAGCGAACCCAATGTTGAGGGCGAGCAAGCCGCTGTTGACCAAGAGTTTGCCCCGGAAAAGCCCGAAACACCCGACATTTTTGATGAGCAGGGCAAACTTCGCCAAACGCTTCCGCAGGAGGAAGAGAAGTTTGAGCCGGATGCTGAGGCTGAACACCTCCGCCGTATTATGACTTCTCGTGATGTTGCTATTCGTGATGCTTGGAGCGTGTTGAAAGAAATGCCACAGTGTAAAGTTTGTCAAGGAAAGTTGGAAGAAGTTCACCCCGGTGGAGGGGAAATGGTTTGTATGAATGCAAATTGTCCAGCAGTAATGAAGATACAAAGCGAAGGCCAACCACCAAGACTTCGTTTCCCGGCAGAAATGTTCCCAACTGGTAATTTTAATTCTCTTGAAGAAATGACAGAACATGCTCGTAATAACCCCGACTATTCAAGGGACATGTATTCGTGAGGGGGTTTGATGTATGCCAGTAGTGTTCAGTCCCGGTGAGCCGGAAACCCGGCCTCTTGACCCCACTGCTGTTGTGTACACCACTGCCCAACGAGTCGCTGACCTGCTGGACATCGGCCCACAAGACGCTATTCTCATGAGTGCTGACGCTGACACGGACGCAGTGTATGTCACAGGCAACGAGTATCGTCAAGTAGGCTTTAGCGTAGGCGACAAAATCCGTGTGTACAGCGATGCTGACCCACTGGGTGAAGAGGAGTTGACCATCACTGCCATCGGTAAAGGCACGAGTAGCAAGGCTGGACATGTCAAAATCACCTTTAGCGGAGCAACGCTAACAGCATCGGACTATCAAGTGGCTGACAACGGGTATGTACAGAACAAAGCCTCGTTCACCAACGGGCGTGTTCGTGGTATGACCAAGGCAAAGGTAGAGCATGTGATTCTCAAAATGCAAGACCGCATTGACAACATGACCCGCAACGCATGGCGACCGTATTTGGTAGCCGCTGAGTACATCAACTTTGACACTTACAAGCCATATCGCCGCCGTTATTATACGGATTATGTCGGTACAAGCCCTCTTTTGTTCCGAAATGTACAACAAATGCTCCGCATTGAATTGTGGCAAGGCGACGATTATCGTGAGATTTGCGGGGCTGAGGCTCGCATCAAGTTCAACGATGTGTCAAGCCTTTCATCAGCGGCCATCTACCTATCACCCGGCAACGGTAGTGTAGCAACACTCGCACAAGGAACGGGAACAGGGCAGTGGCGTGATGATTTTGATGCCACCACCGTCGCTCAAAACTTCGCTGACCTCATCAACAAGGAGGACAGGGTGGATAAAGTGGCTGTTGAATTTTCACCAGCATTTACTTTGGAAGGCTCGTCGTCCAATGTGGCTGTCCACAACGAGTTCTTGGCATCAGCCAATAGTGACTACGGCACAGGCGTGGTCAAGGTCACCTCCATGCGCCCTGTTAAGGCTGGTGAGGTGTGTAGCATCGTCACCACTTCAAGCGACATTGAACTTGACCAAGTACAAAGTAATAGCACCACATTCTCAAGCCTTGATAGTACCACCGTCAATGTGGCTTCCACTACAGGCTTTGTGGAGGCGGGTGTCGCCATAGATGCAAGCGGTGATGTGTTCCGCTACACAGGGAAGACCGCTACATCCTTCACAGGCTGTGTAGCCGTCACTGGTAGTTTGGGTGCAATCACTGGTACGATTACACAGAAATCCTTCCTTGTGGATTTGCAAGGCGGTAGCGGTAGCGGCGATGTGGGTCGTCTGCGAGACTGGTGGATTGACCATGAAATGGGTATCGTTTACTTCAACAACTCCTATCCGTTCTTTGAGTGGAATGCCATCAAGGTGGCTTACATCTACGGTGAGCGATATGTTGAGAAAGCCATTGAGGACATCTGCACAAAAATGGTGGCCATTGAATTGCTGATGGCTGACGACCGTAGCGTGTTGATTCCCGAAGGCACACAGAACATTGACCTCGCCAGCAAGGTACAACTGTATCAAGCCGAGATTGAGCGAACACTACCAAAGTACATTGAGATGGTGGTGTTTGAGTGAATCAGCGTGACTTCAACAAACAAGGTGAAACAATCCACCAGC